ATCTTACGGATGATCAAAAAAACAATTTTCATCTATATGTTATAAAAATTATGAAAGATCCACGATATTTTCAGTGGACTGTTAAAAAACTTCTCAACATAGAGCTTTTACCAGAACAGGTCGTAGTCTTAAGAGAATTGTGGACTAAAGCTTTTCCTATGTATATTGCCAGTCGTGGATTTGGCAAATCTTTTCTTTTAGCTGTATACGGCCTATTAAGATGCACTCTCGTGCCTGGAACTAAGATTGTTATTGTAGGTGCAGCTTTTAGACAATCTAAAGTTATTTTTGAATACATGGACACTATTTGGAAGCATGCACCTCTACTCCGTAGCATATGTTCGGATAACAGTGGTCCTCGTAGAGATGTTGATAGATGCACAATGAGGATTAATGAAAGTTGGGCGATGGCTGTGCCCTTAGGTGATGGTAGTAAGATTAGAGGTTTACGTGCCCATACAATTATTGCAGATGAATTTAATAGTATTCCGGTAGATGTCTATGAAACCGTAGTAGCTGGTTTTACAGCGGTGTCTAGTGATCCTACAGGTAATGTAAAAGAAGCGGCCAAACGAAAGATGATGCAAGAAAGAGGAGAGTGGGACGAGCGTATGGAATCGAGCTATCAAGATAGACATAGTAACCAGTCTATTATTTCTGGAACTTGTGGATATGATTTTGAGCATTTCTCATCTTACTGGAAAAAATATAAATCTACCATCAAGAGTCATGGAGATTTTAAAAAAGCGGCTGAAGACTCGGGCGATGAGAGTATGGATAAAGTTCCCGACTATATGAAGAGGTTAAATTGGAAAAACTTTTCTATTGTTAGAGTTCCTTATGAACTTATTCCTGAAGGCTTTATGGATGATCAGCAGGTAGCACGAGCTAGAGCTACTATGCATAATGGAATTTATCAAATGGAATATGGGGCTTGCTTTACAGCAGATAGCCAAGGCTTCTTCAAAAGAAGTTTAATTGAGTCATGTGTAGCACATAATAGAAATTGTGATAAAAGTGGTTGGCCTCATTGGTGCCCTGAGCCTTTTGATGCAGTCACGCGAGGGTCTCATGACTCACAATACATTTTTGGCATTGATCCAGCTTCTGAACAAGATAACTTTGCTATTATAGTACTTGAAGTGCATCCTGAACATCAGAGGATTGTATATTCTTGGACAACAAATAAAAAAGATTTTCAAAGCAGAAAAAATATTGGACTAACTAATGCTCATGATTATTACAGTTTCTGTTCTAGAAAAATTAGAGATCTTCAAAAAGCTTTTCCATGTGTAAGAATTGGAATTGATTCGCAGGGAGGTGGTTACACTATAGCAGAGTCCCTTCGTGATATAGATAAGTTACAACCAGGAGAAAGACCTATCTTGCCTATTATCGAGGAAAAGGAAAAAGATACCGATCATATTGCAGGTGACCATATTCTAGAGTTAATCAATTTTGCTAAGGCCGAGTGGACATCGCAGGCTAATCATGGAATGAGAAAGGACATGGAAGATAAAGTGCTTTTATTTCCGAGATTTGATACTTTAACTTTAAGTCTTATGACAGAGAAAGATAAAATAGCTTTTAGTCAACTAAAGGACAAGGTTGGAGATTCTTACGCCCTTAGATTGTACGATACTTTGGAAGACTGTGTGATGGAGATTGAAGAGCTGAAAAACGAATTAGCGACAGTAGTAGTATCAATTACGCCTGGGGGAAGAGAAAAGTTTGATACACCTGAAATAAAAATTAAAACAGGAAAAAAGGGACGGATGAGAAAAGATAGATATAGCGCTATTGTTATTGCTAATATGATAGCTCGTACTATACATAGGGAGCTTCCTCCCCCTGTATATGGAACTATTGGGAAAGTTATTGTGCCAGGAGCTGTAGGAAAGGAACTTCCCCAAGGTCAAATGTATTTTGGACAAGAATGGGCTGAGAACTTGAATAAAAATACATGCTTTGCTATTCGTAGGAATTAATACGTAATGGTGTACCTTATAATAGGTATTACTTGTATTCTCATGTATAAAGGCTATTAGAGTGGCTAAATCAAAAAATCCAAAAGGGCGATCTATCTCTGGTAATGAAGCAGCTTATATAAGTTGGGAAAATGAATCGGAGAGGTCCACAGCTCTTGCTGCTTACACTCAGTCTATTCAGGAATCTGCTACTGCTACATTCTCATCTAGAACTAGAGATTTTGAGAATTTGACTACTGGTCTTAGTGGTCGTCCCGGATTGAGAGAGGCTGATTTTAATTGGTTTAGACCCGATCAAGCTGTTCCTGATAGTCCTAAAGAAATTATTGCATTTGCTCGATTAGCTTATCGGAGAATAGGCTTAATTAGAAATGCTATAGATCTTATGGGAGATTTCGCTTGCCAAGGCGTTCGTTTGGTCCATCAGAATCATAGGGTAGAAAAGTTTTACAACGACTGGTTTACTCGTGTTAAAGGAAAAGAAGTTTCTGAGAGGCTGTGTAACCTGCTTCTACGAGAAGCAAACGTACCTATACGTATGAAGACTGCTAAGGTCAATAAGGCCAAAAGGCTACAGATGCAACAGTCATTAGCCTCTCCTGATATGCAAGCCATCTTAAAGACCGATGACTTTCAAAAAGGAGAAATTCCCTGGCAGTATCATTTTCTTGATCCTCTTACTATTGAAGTTGTAGGAGGTCCTATTGCTAATCTAAGTGGTAATAGACAATACGCACTTATTTTACCTCGTCGTTTGGCTCAGCATATTAGACAGTTGCAAAATAGTCAAGAGAGTGTGGAGAGAAGTCTTGTGGCTGAACTCCCTGATGAAATTTTGGATGCAGCCTTAGGGAACAAAAGAGTTCTTTTACCTCCAGATAAAACATTTGTATATCATTATAAAAAAGATGATTGGCAAGAATGGGCAGATCCTATGACCTTTTCTTGTTTTAATGATCTTATATTGTATGATAGATTGAAGTTAGCTGATAAAGCTGCTTTAGACGGAGCTATCTCTAAGATTAGAGTATGGAAGCTCGGTAGTTTAGAGCACAAACTAGCCCCCACTCCTACCGCCTCTTCGACCCTTCAAGAGATTTTAGGATCTAATGTAGGTGGTGGAACTATTGATATGGTTTGGGGTCCTGATATTGAATTAATTGAAACAGGAACTGACGTACAAAGGTTCTTAGGGGAAGAAAAATATCGTCCTACTTTAATGGCTATTTATGCTTGTTTGGGAATTCCTCCCACACTAACAGGAACTTTTGGTGCTACTGGAACTACTAACAACTTTATTTCTTTAAAAACTTTAACTGAACGTCTAAACTACATTAGAGGCATTGTTTTGGAGTTTTGGAATGAGCAATTAAATATTGTTAGAAAATCCATGGGATTTAGATTTCCAGCTCAAATTGAATTTGACTATATGTATTTGGATGATCCAGCTGCTATGACCAATCTATTGGTTGGGATGGCTGATCGCAATATTATTAGTGATGAGTTTGTTCAGCGTCACATTAAAGCTAAGCCCGAAATGGAAAGGCGTCGAGTAGTGGAAGAGGAAAAACGCCGAGTATCCAAAGATCTGGAAAAAATTAGCCCTTATCACTCTGTAGATAAACAGTATGGTTTGGAAAAGGTTGCGTTGCAGACTGGTGTGGTATCTCCTACGCAGGTCGGAGTGGAGTTGCAAGACAAGCAGAAGGGTGATAAATCAGCCTTAGAAATGAGAAACAAACAATCTAGAAAAGCCCCTGCTGGTAAGGCTCCTCAAGCTCCAGGCACCCCTGGAAGACCGCCCAATACTAGAGATCAAAATGGACGTAAGCCTCGAACCTTTAAACCTCGAAGTAAAGCTGCTATCGAACTATGGGCAAAAGATGCGCAGTCCAAAGTGTCTAAGGTACTTAATCCTGGACTACTTAAACATTTTAATAAAAAGAATATGAGGAGTTTGACAGCCAAGGAATTTGAACAAACAGAAGATATAAAATTCGAGGTTTTGTGTAACCTGGAGTGCCTTCACGACCTTTCCGATGAAAATGTTTTTGCAGGATTAAAGGAAAAGTTGCCAGATGGTGTACATAAAGAATGTAGGGAATGGATACAATCCGCTTCTGAAAATATTCAAAGAAAATTAAGTATAGAAGAAATTAGAGGTATTAGAGCTTCCTTCTATGCTGATTATAAAACTAGGTAACGGAGATAAAG